TTGTTAATGATGGTAGAAGAGGCAGAGGTGCACAACTATTTGGTGATATAGGAGATGGCTATATGCCACCTACTACGTATTATAATCCAGATACAGGACAGGAAATGACATCTACTAAAATAGGCGGTGATTTTTTTCCACCATTACCTAAAGGATTTATAGAAAAACCTCAGAAAGTTGAAACAAAACCTAGAGATGTTAAATCAACAACTGCTAAAGTAGAGTCTACATTAGGTAGTGGTGAAGTAGATGGTGGTGTTTCTGGTAGTGATACAAAATCTACAGCAGAAATGTCACCTACTGAACTAGCAGATTTTGCAGATTTTGCTGATGCTAATCCTACTGTTGCTAAAGGTATGGAATTGTTTGGTAACTTAGGTACGCAGTTTTCAATGAATCCTTTGGGTATATCAAATCCTATTGGTTTAGCAACACAAGCTCTTGGATCTTATTTTGGTGGAGCTACGATAGGTCAAGGTACTTTAGATCAACAAAAAGCTAGAGAAGCTCAGTTTTTAAGGGATATTGCACCTGATATGTTTTCAGAAATGGTTGATAAAGCTGATGCTGATGCTATGGCTGCAGCACAAAAATCATTAGCAAGTTATCCAGATGATGTAGTAGAAGCTACAATAAGTAGAGCATTAGGTGCTACAGGTGCACAGATAGCAGCACATGCTGATGCAGTTAGTAGGGGTGATAGACCACCCGGTAGTGTAGCTACTCCAACAGGTTACAGTACATTTGGTCCTACCGCACCTCTTGGTGCTGTGTATGAATATAATCCATTTACTAATGAGTATGAAGTTAGTTACAATAAAACTAGACAGGCACAAAAACAGGCAGAATTTGATGCACAAGATGCTATAGGTGAACCAGATGAACCTGATACTGTAGAAAGTGATCAAGCATCAGATCCAGCAGAAACAGGTGTTGGAGGAGGATTAGGAGGACAAGGAGCAGCAGCTGGAACACCGGGAGGACCAGCAGGAGGTCAATTAAATAAAGGTGGTTTTATGCCTAAAAAGAAAAAACAAAAGAAGATGAAGCGTGGTGGTTTAGCTTCAAGATAACAAACCACATGTGTTGGCTACCTATGCCCCTAATAAGGCTACCATAGCCCCAACGAAAGGAAATATAATATGTCAGACGTAACACAAGTAGAAGTAGAACCAAGTAAAGTAGCATTTGTATCTAGACCTTACAGTAAGGATGAGAAACTTAAGAAGGACGAAGAAGAACTAGAACAGCTACTAGATGAACAAAAACAGGATGCCTCAACAGAAGAAGCAGAAGAAGAACCTACTACTGCTGAAGAAAAAACATTTAAGAAAAGATATTCAGATCTACGTAGGCATCAGCAGAAACAGACAGAAGAACTAAAGACTGAGATAAATGCACTTAAGAGCCAGTTAGAACAGTCAACTAAGAAACAGATTAAACTTCCTAAGTCTGACGAGGATATAGATACATGGGCTAAAGAGTATCCTGATGTAGCTGCTATAGTAGAAACAATAGCTATGAAGAAAGCAGCAGAACAATCAGCTAGTCTAGAGCAACGTGTTAAAGCATTAGATGATATGCAACAGGACGTAAGCAAACAACGTGCAGAGACAGAATTGTTACAGATGCATCCAGACTTTGATGAGATACGTAATGATGATGACTTTCATGCATGGGCAGATGAACAGCCACAATGGGTACAGAATGCTCTGTATGAAAATGATAATGATGCACGATCTGCTGCTAGAGCAATTGATTTGTATAAGGCAGATAAGAATCTTACAACTAAGAAAGCTAGTAACAAAGATGCAGCTAAGTCTGTATCTACAAAAGGAAAACGTAACAAACCTGTAGAAAATGAGTCTAGTTCTTTTCTAAGAGAGTCTGATGTACAGCGTATGACCGCAAAGGAATACGAAAATAAATCAGACGAAATCATGGAAGCTATTAGACAAAACAAGTTTGTATACGATGTATCTGGATCAGCACGTTAATTAGTGTTGACAAACAGTAGATTGTGTATATAACTATACATAGTCGCAAGATGTAGTTAGCCCTTGAATAAGACTACCTAACTATATCTCACTATACTTCTAAGACAACCCGATGATGAAGAGCCTATGTGTAGTTGGCCTTACACGTACAACCTCTTAGTTCACGGCCCTTAAGGTAGATAAAAAATAGTGTACAATATGTACACATGGGATGTCGTATATAGGAGAAAATAAAATGGCATTTTCAACTGCAACTGGCTACGGCAACCTGCCTAATGGTAATTTTTCACCAATTATCTACTCTAAGCAGGTACAGGTAGCTTTTCGTAAGGCTTCAATTGTTGAAGCTATTACAAATAGTGACTACTTTGGCGAGATCGCAAATATGGGCGATAGCGTTAAAATAATTAAGGAGCCAGAAATCACGGTCAAAGCATATGCTCGTGGTACTACGATTACTCCGCAAGACTTGGATGATGAAGAGTTCTCTCTTACCATCGACAAAGCAAACTACTTTGCATTTAAAGTCGATGATATTGAAGAGGCACACTCTCACATCAACTTCCAACAGCTTGCAACTGATCGTGCGGCTTACAGACTAGCTGACCAGTTTGACCAAGACGCTCTTGGTTACTTGACTGGTTTTAAACAGTCTTCTTTGCATACCAATGCTGATACTGTTAACACAACTGTTAATGGTGCAGTTGCTGTATCTACAGCAGGTACTGATGAATTATTAAGCTCTATGAAGATAGATGCTTCTGAGTTTGGTGGTTCTTCTAGTAACGCAATTGGTATTCAAGCACGTGCTGGTGGTGCAACTTCTGCTACACCGGGTTCAGGTAATGCTAACCCATTACAAATCGTAGCTCGTATGGCTCGTTTGCTTGATCAGCAAAATGTTGACACCAACAATCGTTGGCTTGTCGTTGATCCAGTTTTCGTTGAAGTTCTCAAAGATGAAGACTCTCGTCTTCTCAATGGTGACTTTGGTGGAAGCGGAATACAAAATGGTCTTATACTTAATAACCTTCATGGTTTTAAAGTATACATGTCTAACAACCTACCTTCAATTGGAACAGGCCCATCTACTACTGGTGGTACTAATGCTTCCAACTTTGGTATGATTGTATCTGGACATTCTTCTGCTGTAGCAACTGCCGAGCAGATTAATAAGACAGAGACATATCGTGACCCTGATAGCTTTGCCGACATAGTTCGGGGAATGCATTTGTATGGACGTAAGATACTTAGACCTGAAGCTCTAAGTGTTGCACGTTATTGCTTGGTATAAGGAGACTGAATCATGGCTACAGTAACAACCTTAAGTTCAGCTGCACGTGGCTCAGATGCTAGAGGCCGTGCTCCTTACTTGGTGCAAAATAGTATTGACTTTGGAGCTGCTGCTACCGCTAAAGGTACAGCACTAGCTGCTGCCGATATTATTCAAGCCATAACAGTACCTGCTAATACTATGATATTAGATGCTGGTTTTGAAGTAACGACAGTTCACGCTGGTACTTCTTCTGACTGTGCACTAGATCTAGGAGTGACAGGTGTTGATGTGGATGCATACGTTGATGGCTTTGACCTTGACGGTGCATCAGCAGGTGCTTATAGTGTAGGTGCAGGTAATGGACCTATCACTGTTGGTGCAACTGCCGACACGCTTGATGTTTTAATTCAGGCACAAACTGGAACTACAACTGCTGGTGTTATCCGTGTCTTTGCATTATTGCTAGACGTTGATGATATAGGCACAGTAGGTGCAGATGAAGTAGATCGTGATACGCTTGCGTAATACGTAATGTTTGGGGTAGGGTTAACGCTCTACCCCTTTCATACATAAGGAATATTCAATGGCTACAACATTTCTAACATTAGTTAATGATGTCAACAAAAGGCTAAACGAAGTTGAGCTTACCAGTTCTAACTTTGCATCAGCCACAGGTTTTTATGCACACATAAAAGATGCAGTCAACTCTGCTATACGCTACATTAATGAAAGCGAGTATGAGTGGCCTTTTAATCATTCAGAAAAAGAACAAACACTTACTGCTGGTACAACACGATATGCATTTCCAACAGATGCTAAACTAATCGACTTTGAATCGTTTAGAATAAAAGAGAATGCTACACTAGGAAATGACACAAAAAAACTAGCTTTAATTACATATGATGAATACTTAGAAAAGTACGTGGATCAGGAGTACGCTGCAAGTCAGACACGTGCACTGCCACGTTTTGTTTTTCATGGGCCTGATTTAAAGTATGGTCTGATAGAACCTCCAGATAAAGCATACGTATTAGTATTTGACTACTATGTATTTCAGGCAGACTTATCTGCTCATGGTGACACAATGGTTATCCCAGACCGTTTTAAGCACGTTGTAGTGGACGCTGCAATGTTTCATGCCTATATGTTCAGGGGTAACACTCAAGATGCTGTGGTGGTCAAGGAGAGGGCAGATGAGGGCATTAAAGCAATGCGTTCTATGTTAATTAATCGCTATCATTACATGAGGTCTTATATGATACCTGCTGCAACAGGAGGACGTAGACTAGGTTCCTCTAGGTCCACAGCAGGATCAAGCTTGGATAGTCTATAATGCCTGACGCATGGGAGACATTTAGAATAGAGTTTAAAGGTGGGCTAGTAACCAATCTAAGCCCATTGCAACAAGCTATCAATGCTCCCGGTTCTGCCAGAATACTACGTAATTACGAACCATCTATTGATGGGGGTTATAAACGCATACAGGGCTATGCTAAGTTTGACAGTAGCATCATGGCTCCATATGGTAATCCAGTTGTACATGGGGCTAGTCAATCTGGCACTACATTAATTATGGGAGCAATACATACTACTCCTGCTGTTGGTGATACACTTACTATAGCAGGTGTTTCTGGTACGTATACAATATCGGGCATATCTAATTTTGATGCTACTAATAATAGAGCTACTATAACACTAACAGGTGCATTAAATTCTAGCCCTGCTAATGGTGCACTTGTAACATTTGTTACTGTAACTACAGAAAATTATGCTAATGGTATTACATACTTTAACAATAAAGCTGTAGTAGCACTTAATGCAGATATAGTAGAAACAGCAGGTAGTGGTTATACAAAAATAAATAAACCTAACTATGGTACACCATTAATTGATGGTGCAAGTCAAACAGGTACAACATTAGTAGCAGATGCATTTGATACATTTCCACAAGCAGGTGATGTATTTACTATTTCAGGTGTAGATAAAACATATACAGTTACTACTACTGTTAGTGCTTACTCAGATGCAAGTAGTAAAGAAGTAAACATAGCTATTAATCCTACACTAGCTAGTAGCCCAGCAGATAATGCAACTATAACATTTATCTCTAGTGATAGAGAAGGTGCAATTAATACACGATTTGACATCATTGATTTTACAGGTACAAAAACACTCGTACTAGTTGATGGTGTAAATGCACCTGCATTATATAATGGTACTACATTTACTGTATTAGATAGTGCACCTTCTGATGTAATAGGTGCTACAGTTGTAGCTACACATAAGAACCATATCTTTTATGCTAAAGGTAGGGTGTTAAGTTTTGGATCACCACTCACTACTACAGATTTTCAAAGTGGTAATGGTGCTGGTAGTATTGGTTTAGATAATAGTATAGTAGCAATAAAAAGTTTTAGAGATCAGCTTATAGTATTTACAGATTCATCTATCTTTAGATTAAATGGTGATGCACTAGCTACCTTTAACTTACAACCTATTACACGTGACATAGGATGTATACAGACTGACAGTGTACAGGAGATAGGTGGTGATGTTGTATTCATGGCTCCTGATGGTTTAAGACTTCTTAGTGCTACTGAACGTATTGGTGACTTTGGTTTAGCACCTATTACTAAAAAGATACAGGGTACGTTTAATGACTTTGTAAAACTACATACAGACTTTTTTAGCTTGGTTATACGAAATAAATCACAATATAGGCTATTAGGTTGGAATGATAGCTTTACAAGACCTAATGCACAAGGTATACTGTTTACACAATTTGCATCTCCCGGTGAAGCATCTGTCATTGACTTTGCAGAAACCAGAGGTATACAGGCAACTGCATGTGCAAGTGTGTATTCAGGAACAACTGAGTTTGTTCTATTTGCTGGTAAAGAAGGTTTCTTACACAGAATGGAAAATGATACATCTAGCTTTGATGGTAATAATATAGCAACAACATTTGCTACACCTTTTTATCCTATCAATGATCCACGTATAAGAAAGACAATATACAAAGCACAGTTCTATCTAGATCCAGAAGGAAGAGTAAACTTTGATCTAAACTTAAAATTTGACTTTGATGAGAGTGGTGCTGTAGTTATGCCAGCAGTTACATTTACAAATGCATCTAGTAATGCTTCTCAGTTCTACGGCATTGGTGCATTTGGAACTGCTACATATGGTGCTAAGTTACAGAAAGTATTCTCTGCACAGACTACAGGATCAGGTAATACTATATCTGCACAGTTTGAAGCAGATAATAATACAGATGTTCCATATGCGCTTGACGCATTGACATTAGAATATGCAACACATGCAAGAAGGTAATTAAAAATGGGAACAGGATACACACGTAACGATTCTTCTAATAATATTGCTGATGGTAATATCATTAATGCCTCTGACTTTGATGGAGAGTTTGATGCTATCGTAACTGCTTTTAGTACATCAGGACATACACATGATGGTACAGCTGCTCAAGGTGGTGCTATAACTAAATTAGGACCAGCACAACAGCTTACTATAGCAGCAACTAGTATTACACCATCTACTGATGATGCATTTGATTTAGGTTCTAGTGGTGCAGAGTTTAAAGATTTGTACATTGATGGTGTTGCATACATAGATGCTATTAACTTTAATGGTACAGCTATTAGTGCTACAGCTGCTGAACTTAATATTATGGATGGTGACACCTCTGCTTCTACAGGTGTAACAATTGCTACGTCAGATAAATTTATTGTTAATGATGGTGGTACAATGAAACAGCTTACGTTTGCTGATTTAGAAACGTGGGCAGAAACTAATATAGACACTACTGCAAACATTACAACTGTTGGTGCATTAGATGCAGGATCTATAACTTCTAACTTTGGTAACATAGACAATGGTGCATCTAACATAACGTCAGGTGGTTTGTTAAAGATAGATGTAGATGCTGATGCAGATGATTTAACAGGTGACAGTGCTACTGGTAGACTTACATTAGGTGCAGGTGAAGATCTAAACTTATATCATGGTGGTACTAACTCTTACATAGTTAATGATACAGGCGATTTAATTATTGACACAGCAGGTGATGTTGTTCTTGATGCAAATGGTGCAGATGTATTATTAAAAGATGATGGCACACAGTATGGTGCGTTGACTAACAGTTCTGGTAATCTTGTAGTTAAATCAGGAACAACTACAGCACTTACAATGTCAGGTGCTGATGTTACTATTGCTGGTGACTTAACTATATCAGGTGATGATTTAACTATGGCTACAAATACTTCTGGTATGTTGCTTATAGCTGATGGCACAAACTTTAATCCTACTGCTGTTACTGCTCTAAGTGAAATATCTACAGTAGCTGATGATGATGTATTTCTTGCTATAGATACTTCAGGTGGTGGTCTTAAGAAAATAGCTAGAAGTGCTGTAGTGTCTGGTCTTGCTACATCTTCTGCTATATCTAATGTTGTAGATGATAGTTCTCCACAGTTAGGTGCTGACCTTGATACTAACTCTTTTAATATAGCATTTGATGATGCACATGGTATTAATGATGATAGTGGTAATGAGTTTATTATATTTCAAAAAACAGCTACAGCAGTCAACCAGCTAGACATTACTAATGCTGCTACAGGTAATCCACCAGAAGTATCAGCTACAGGTGGTGACTCAAATATTAGTCTTAAGATAACACCTAAAGGTACAGGTCAAGTTGTACTAGATGGTAATGTAGGTATTGAAAGTGGCCTGATAGATCTTAAGAATGGTGGTTCTGTATCTTCTATACGTTTTTACTGTGAGTCTTCTAATGCTCACTATGCAGCAATTAATGCTCCTGCTCACAGTGACTTCAGTGGCAATGTAACCTTAACCCTACCAGTTACAACATCTACATTAGTTGGTGATACAGCCACACAAACACTTACAAATAAAACTCTTACTAGCCCAGTGCTTAATACTAGTGTTAGTGGTACAGCAGTTCTTGATGAAGATAACTTAGCTTCTGATTCTGATACGCAACTAGCTACACAACAATCTATTAAAGCATATGTAGATAGCTCAATGACATCTGCTGTTACTGCCAGTTCTACAACTACACTTACTAACAAAACACTC